ACCTGCGGAGCGCATGATCCCGCATTCGGTGCCGGTGAATGCTCCGATGGTGGTTCCAATGCCATTATTTTTTATGCACAGTATGGCGAGGGTGAAGCTAACGATGGTGAGGACTGTTATATCAGTGATACCCTCGATGCTACTAGCACAGTCAAAATGAAACTATACTTCAATTGGACTTCTCGTACAGGAAGCGATTGGAGCGATGTCGCATGGACGAATTACATTTCAGTTTTTCGTATCAATGCGGCTGGAACCAATGTGATCAATTTACAACTCACTTATGATGGTTCCGATATGTACGCCAGGATGGTATATCGCAATGATACACCTGGAAATACAACGAAAACCTTTGCAACTGCGCTTGCCATGGATACATGGTACGAGGCATCTGTTACCTATATCAGTGGAGATACTGCTGAAGTGACCATTACCAACGGTGACCAGAGTGTAAATGAAACTGAAACCGACAATGGCGATGTTCAAACTGCAAATGCTACAGCATTACTCGTGGGTATAGAAAACAATGTTTCGGAATTTTGGGGAAATACCGGGGGCGAAGAACCCGCAGCGATATTACAGGTGGATAATATAGCCCTAGATAACGACACATTGCCAACTTCATGCACGGGATGGTAACGAAAAGGAACTACCGTGATGAGAAAAATATTCCTAATTTTAATAGCTATTTTACTTTGTGCTACACAGGGGTGGTGCGCGACTTATTATCTCAGGGAAGATGGAACTGCTGCCAATAAAGCTGCCGCCACATCATGCGCTGCTGTTGGCACAGCAATGAATGTAACAGTACATGATGGAGAAACATTTGCCGCTGACGATATAATCATTCTCTGCGATGAAGGCGATCCCATTAGTGGTTTTATACCGCCAACGGCAGGGGTTATCTATGACGGCTATCCAGAAGGAGACTGTGATTGGTCAACTGGATCATGTCCTGGTGTAGCAGAAATTGCGGTAGCTGCCGAGGGGGATGGAATTGATGTAAATGGGAAAGATGATGTTACAGTACGAGATGTAGATATAATCAGCGTGGCTGACTCAGAGGCACTTGGTACTGGAATAAGATGGAGGGGAGATTCTGATAACGGCCTAGTTGAAAGGACTAGAATATATTGTGATCCATCACCAACAGCTACTTATGCTCTATACGTACATGGTACAGCCACAAATTTTACGGTAAATGACAGTTATGCTTCATACTGTTCTTATGGATTTATTGGGGTTGGAGATGGTGGATATACAGCAAATAGATGTGTGTCCCATCACCATAATGTAGATGGATTTAGGGTTCCCCCAGGCAACGACTATAGTGCAACTTTCAATTACTGTCTAGCATATAGCAATGGCGATGATGGTTTTGGGGTCAGAGAAAATAAGAATATTGCCCTAAACTACTGTGTAGCCCATGACAATACTGAAAATGGTTTTATGCCTTGTGCCAAATCAAGCGATCCTGCCGTATATGACTGTACGGGAACAACAGTCCACAGCTGTATTAGCTATAGCAATGGAGATAACGGTTTCTGGTTTTATCCCGGCACATCATTAACTAACAATGTAGCGTATGATAATAATATAGGATTTAATCTATATTGTGTCAATGCTGCCTGTGCTGATCTAACCAATACCACTACACTAAAGAATAACATTTCCTATGAGAATACCCACGCAACTTATGGCGACTTTTATGTAGCTGTTACGGGACTTGAAGGAGCTGGTGGGCCGTATTTATCTGATACTTATAATAGGTGGTATAGTAACGCTAGGGACACCGTTTATTATCAAGGAACTGGGTATGACAAAACCGAACTGGCAGCTTATCAGGCGGCATCTGGTACTGGAACGAATACCACATTCACCGATTGTTCTATGGTTAATCCCGCAGGTTCTAATTTTAGATTATCTGCTTTGTCTACCTGTACAGATGCAGCCGATGGTACATACACTCTTCTTGATCCAGATACTACCACCTGGCCTAATGGTGTCATTACACCATGTTGGGAAATGAAATCGGTGCTTTTGGTTATGAAGATTCGCCTCCAATCGGCGGCGACACCGGTCTTTATAATGTTATTGGCGGATCAAAGACGGTGACCCTGGGCGGGACGAAAAAGCTTACTCTTTCTGGAGAATGATGGGGTAAATAAATGGCTAGAAATGTATCATCAGCAGTATCTGCTCAATTATTTGCCAGGCAGCGTAGGCCTGTAAATGTCATTATAATTCACAATCTAAGTGGAACTACATTGCGTTATGCAGCTGCCAAAACTAATTATGTATTTGATGGACAGATATACGTGGCCAAAGCTTTTACTTATGGAGCAATTAGCACTTCTGCAGAAGGTGGCATTGGAAGGATTGAAATAAAGCTAGATGATACTATAAGGGATATGACAGGCTATGCGGATGCTGCTAATTTTGAGGGTAAAAAAGTAACAAGCAGGCGCTTGTTTAGAGATATTTCTGGCACTACAGATTACGAAACAACTTTTACTGGCTGGGCAGAAAAACCACGGTTTGATTATAACTGGATGACGCTGCCAGTTGTGGCAGAGACTCAAATAACAAAAAGATTTCCAAAGCGCTCCTATGGGGCTTTATGTGACTGGGTATTTGGTGGAACTGAATGTAACCACGACAGCCTGGCTGATTTAACTAGCAGCAGCTTGGTGACTACTAGTTTATCTATCCGTGGTGGGGTTACTCATTTATACGATACAATGCTTAAAAATTCCTCTGCTTCAAAATGGGTTTATGGCAAACTAACTTGTATGGTTGCTGGAGTATCTGAAGAAAGAATAGTGACAGATTTTGAAACAGACGCTAGTGGAGGAACTGTTAAATTTGATGTCCCTTATAGCACTGCTATTAGTGCCTCTACTAAGTATCAATTAAAGGTAGGTTGCCCAAAGACTTGGACAGCTTGTAGTGGGGTAAGTCCATGGGGACCAACTTCAGACAATACTGTTAACTTTAGTGGCTGGCTGCATGTAGGCAAAAAGCCAGACAAGGACTTAGGCAAGTGATTAAACTTTTAGATCAAGCTGGAGATAGAGTCAAGCTTCATTACATAGAAGATGATTCTGAAGAGGTAACTGGAATAAATAGAGATCAGTGGATTCAATGGCTAGTATCACAGACTTTAAATAATGATATGAAGATTTGGGCCAATCTAGATGAAGAGAATAAAATAAGCAGTTATTTGGTAGCCTATGATTGTGTTGATAGACCTGTAGCTGATCATGTTTATATTGTATATTTTTGGGCTGATAATGATCAATCTGTGAACAAAGAATTATTTGAAAAGGTAAAGGACTGGGCTAGGCTGGTTGGAGCTGATTCTTTACAGACATCTACAGTTCATCCTGAAGATTTTGTTGCGTATGGATTTTCAAAATCAAAGGAAGTGTCAATGGAGCTTGAAATATAATGGGCTTTTGGAAAAAAGTAAAAAAATTCACTGCCAAGGTCGGTAGCAGTGTATATGATTACGGACTAAGCCCAACAGCTGACGTCTTCGGAATAATTGGTAGATCCACGTTGTCTGGCATTGCGTATCTACATCCAGCAAATTTGGGGAGTCTCATTGATTTTGGTATTGATGAGCCGGACACCCCGAGTTATGCTGACAATATCGGTAATACAATGTCATCTTCTGCACCAGTCCCATTAGGATTTGGTAGAGTTAAGACTGGTGGAAATGTAGTAAGAATTAGCCCATCTGGGAATACAAGGGCATTTATTGTTTCTATATGTGAAGGGCCAATAAATGCCTACTCTGGTGTAAGTGTAAATGGTATTGGATGGTCTGCTTTAAGAGGTGTTATTAAAGGAGAGCATACTAAGACTGAATATTCTGGAACTAGTGTACAAACGACAGATAGTAGGTTTGTAGATAAGGCTCAAACATATCGAAATACAGCATACCTAGCATTCACATTTAATATAAAGCAAGAACAGAAAAAAGAATGGAAACAGGTTACTGCAGACCCAACTATAACCTCTGTTATAGAAGCAAAAATGATTCCACCAATAGCAGGTGGCTCTGATACTTTTAGTCGTAACCCTGCTGTTATTTACTGGTATGTATACACTGTATTAGAAGGCAGAAGCAGTGCTGACCTTAATACTACTGAATTTCAAGCTCTGGAGACTTACTGTGATGCTGTGCCTGATGGTGGAACACTTCCTAGATACTTGTTTGATTACATATTTGAAACTCCAACAAGTGTCACCGACATTAAAAAGCTATTGGATAGATCATTCAATGGAACTTGTATATGGTCCGAAGGGCAAATAAAACCTGTCTGGGAAAAGAGCGCTGACCCAGTTTATCATTTTACTCTTAACAACATTGTAGCAGGGTCATTCTCTTGGAGCCAGCCGGATAGCCCTAACATAGTGAGGGTTCAGTATCTTGATAGTGATAATGATTTCAAGAAAGAGATTATTGAGCTACGAGATGAGACTAGCATAGCAGAAAAAGGTGAAATAATACATGAGGAAAACGCCTATTTTATAACTCACAAAGAACTGGCCAGAAGGAGACTTCAACTTTTATTCAACAGGTTTAAGTATACGAATTATATTTGTCAGTTTACAGGCCTTCCTAGCTCCTCTATATTAGAGCTGTATGATATAGTCACCGTAACGCATACAATGGCAGGCTTTGTGGAGAAGAAATTCATTGTAAAAGAAAAATCGGAAGATGAGTGGGGGCGCTGTACTTTTACTCTCCATGCTTATCACTCTGCTATATATGATGATAGGGCTGCTGAGATTCAAGACGGTTATTATCCTGTGCTGCCTGATCCATACGAAGAGCCAAGCTCAGTTACCAATCTATTGCTGTATGAAAGTTCTACCACAGGGCCAGATGGAGTTTATGTACCAACGGTTCACGTGTCTTTTGACCCACCAACAGATATAAATGCGGTCTATTGGCAGTATGGAGAGATATGGACCAGGACAAGGAATACTTCTGCTGCTCCTGATGCATTATCAGGCACCACCTGGACTTATTATGACAGGTCAAGTTCTGGGAATACTGTAGTTGTTGATGGTATAAAAGCCAGTTTCTATGGTTATATTCCTGGTGGTGTAAGTGTTGACATAGCCGTAAGGTCTGTTAATGAGCATGGAGTGGCTCAAGGAATTTCTTCTTCAGTTTCTGACACTGAAATAATTGATGAATTGCCTTGGGCTTATTTTACCGTAAGTCCTACTCCTGGCCTTGGAATGTTTACTACGGTTACTGCTGCACTTGCGGCTCTTCCATCTGGCGGTGGTCAGATTACATTATTAGAAGGCACACATGTCCTGGCTTCCGGAACTTCAATGCCCGGAAAAGCAGTAGATTTAAGAGGTGTTAATAGAAAGAGTGTAATAGTACAGAATGCAGCAAGTGAGCATGGCTTTATAGTGATGAATGTTGATAAAAGTTATCGGTTCAGTAATTTTACAATTCAAAGCCAAAACACAACTCCAGATCACAGTGCTATGATAATGGCACGAGCCACTGATTCCGATATTGAAATTGACAGTGTTAATTTCGAACTGACTGATAAAGGTATAGCCAGTAGCGGGCCATGGGCTGCAGGAGACAGAGGCATCCATATTACCTCTAACACTGGATTTATAAGAATAAATAATTGTGATTTCGCGGATGGGTGTAATGCAATTTATACAGGTGCCTGTCAAGACATAATAATCAGTAATAGCTCCACAACGGACAGCAAACACTATTCTATTTATTTGAACCTTTCCGGTAAGAATAGGTATCAAGTCTCTGATAATAATATTAGGGATTTTAGGTATGGGGCATTGTATTCTTATCTTGGTAGTGGAGGAGTTTCAAAGGCAGTTGTGACAGGAAATGTATTTACTCGTCACAGTGGAGCCACTCCAGGTCCAGGGTCTCTTTTCTACGGAGTAATAACGTCAGGGTTAGGGATGCAGTTTGTCAATAACTCATTTTATGGAGAGAACCTTATTCCAGACAGTAGAGACTACTATGGAGTAATATTAACTGGCGGCACGAATGGCTGTATCAAAGGAAACATCGTAGATTTTGGATCTGGAGTAAGCATTGATACTAATGTGTTATATGCAATGTATTTAGGCCCTACCAGTCACAATCAAATTATAGAAGGCAATTACGTTAAAGCTTTAAATTTAGATAGCCAAGCTGATCCTTACACTGCACATGGCATTCTTATGGGTGGTAATAATTGTATTGTAAATAACAACATAGTAGCCATGAACGACAAAGCAAAAGATTGTGGGTTTTATCTTGGTGGTGATTATTGCAGAGGCGCTGACAATAATGCCATAGATACTGGTGTGCATTTAGATGATGTTGGAGCAAATAATAACGTAGTCGTTACTGATATAAGTGGCGTGTAATGAATGCTGTAATTTACAGAAAAAACTCGGATATAGTTTCTCATTTCTTGAGCGACTGTGTAAAGTGTAAAAATAATCTTGTTGGGTCAAATAAAAAGATTGGAATAAATACAAAGTATTGGGACATCTTATGGACCGAAGACGATGTTAACCCAATATTAGATTCTGAAGGTAAAATTATTGCCTGGGACAAAATGGTTTCAGAGATAACACCAAGCATAAATCTTCCAGTAGAAAAGACGGAGGTGACACAAAAGGAATACAGTGAGGCATTTAAAATAAGGCAGCTCATAGACCATTTATCTTACCAGGAACTGGATAACTACATAGAAAGCAATGTTACTGATCTACCGAGCGCAAAAGTCTTTCTGAAGAGACTGTCTAAAGTCGTACTGGCATTGGCTAGGATAGCTGACAAAGAAGGGCGCTGAAAGGATGGACTTTATACTGACTATAGGAAAATGGTTAAAGAGTGAACCTAGTTATATTGTCTTGGCATTAGTTATTGGTTGGATGTTTAAGATGCTAAGAGATAAAGATAATTATATTCACACTATGGTAAGTACACTTAATAAAAATACGGAGAATCTTATCAAGCTTACGGCACTAATAGAAGTGCTTGTATACAGAGGCAGCCAAAATGTCAAAAAGCGGGAGTGATACAAAAGAGGAAAAGAGAATTTTGGATAAAATACTTGATCTAATATTCCCTGGCAGAGGTGGGAAAATGACCAGATCTGAGATAGAATTTGCCATCAGATCATCAGAGGCTGCTATTAAAGAAACAGGCAAAGTTCAAGAGAAACTTAAAGCTACACTAAATGGAGAAGATTACTGGATGCTTAAATGTGTAAAGAAAGCAATAGATGAATGTATAGACGACAAGGAAAAAGGTGGGTTAAATGGATGAAGCTATTTTTACCTTTTGTGATATTGCTATTATTTTATATACTAGCATTTCGATTATTAGTTTATATGGTTTCTTTCTGTTCCTTTGGTGGTGGAAAAAAAGCAATAATATCAAAGTGGGGCCAGTTTATGCTTATGTAACTTTTCTTTTATTAGGTCTATTTATTAATTTTTCTCTGGCTGCTTTTGTTAGGTCTTGCAGACTTGCCGAAAGTTCTGTAGACCTTTACAGGCTTCATACAAAATGGTGGTGGCATGCCAGACCAGTACTCTTACTTCTTTCTGTGTTACTGATTGTTGGGCACATGAGCTGGAGAGCATTCATTAAAAAGGATAATCACTAGGTCTTTAATATGACAGTACAGAAAAGGGTCTGTGTGGAATGCCGTGAAATCTATGGCTGTGTGATATATGGTAGAGTGCTTAAATGCAACACTTGCCCATCTATTAGGGATTGTAATATTAGAAGCACTCCTATTGACGCTGCTCTGGTTACTGGTGGTTTTTGTGATCTATGCTGGAGCATTAATCGTGCTAACAAAGAGGAATCTAATGCCAAGCTATAGCAAGAGGTCAAAGGCTAATTTAGGCAGCTGTCATTTGTCTCTTCAGGAGTTATTTAACGAAGTCATAAAGCACGTAGATTGTACTATTCTTCAAGGCCATAGAGGCAAGGAAGAACAAGACCATTATTATAGATTGGGCAAAAGTAAATTGCAATACCCCAAGAGCAGACACAACTCTATGCCTTCAGAGGCCACTGATGCTGGCCCTTATGATACTGGTAGAAGAAAAGTACCTTGGCCAAATGAGGAAATACCAAAACAAATAGCTAAGCAAATATCATATATGCTTTTTAAGGATTTGGAAGAGTATGTCAAAGACCAGTGTCTTTGGTATATGTTTATTGGTTATGTTTTAGGTACGGCAGAACAGATGGGCATCAAGATAAGGTCAGGGGCAGATTGGGATATGGACTGGGACATATTAGATCAAAAGTTTGATGACCTGCCTCACTTTGAGCTAGTAAAAGGAGACTAGTTATGTGGAAAAATATAGGTGTCATCTGTAGCACTATTCTTGGTGTCCTTGCCCTTATGACAATACTTTATAAGTTGGATTGCTATAATATTGTGGTACATGGAGATACTGTATTTGCCAAGGATGTAGAATTTAAAGCACTTAAGCAGATGCAGAAATTAGAGCGAAAGATTAGAGACAAGTCAGAAAGGCTGGATCAATTAAAGGCCAAACGTAAGGATAACTTGCTTTGGTTATCCAGGGTAAAAGACCAGTACCCTGATTCTGCTCTAATGCCAGCTGCTCTTAGAAAGGAGGTGAATGATACAGAAAAGGAACAAGAAAAACTGGATGGTAAAATAACAGACATAGAAGAGAGGTTGGAAAAATGGACAACTGAACTAGATGAGTTAGAACTGGAGATGGAACCCTGTGACCCGGCAGACTTAGACAAACCAAAAGGAGGAGAGCGATGAAGTACCGAAGATCGTTACTGGCAATGGTGTTAATAGTGTTTACCCTGACGTCTTGTGCAATGTTCCAGGTTGCCAAAGAGCAACCATTCAGCACATGGAGCAGCAAGAAAAAGTTGACCTATGCTGTGGATGTATACTCTGCGGAGTACGACAAGTATATGGCTGCTGTTGTAAGGCCAGATCTCAGTGATGGCCAAAGGCAGTACTTAAAGACAAAGCGCGAAGCCTTAGTTGGTCTTGATAAAGCCATAAACTTGCTGATACCAATAGTTGATGCTGGTGGGCAACTCACACCAGACTTAGAACTGCAATTAGTTAGCTGGTTAACTCAACTGGGCTACGCGCCAATGTAAAGGAGGGTCGTTATGGATAAGGACGATGCTGCAAGTATAGCTATTAGTCTCGGGTTTTCTATAATTAACATGGTTATTGAGTATCTGAGAAAGGCAGGTGTATCAGAAGAGGTTATAGAGGCAAACTGGACAGCAACAAAACAGAAAATCTATTCCAGGCCTTCAGATAAATTACCGGAGGTTCCTGAGCCTGTGGAGGAGGAGCCACAATGACACCAAAATATGTTTGGATGCGTCCTCTACTGAGTTCCTTGATAACCGTAGGCTTGCTCTGCCTTGCTGGCTACATGACCTGGATGGTGTTCAGAGTAGGCATAGACGCTATTCCTAAAGAACTCCTGGTGTTGTACGTGGCGTTGGTACAGGCATTTATTGTTATGGCTACAAACGCTTTTGGATTTTACTTTGGGACTAGTCAAGGCAGCGCAAACAAGTCACAGACTCTGGACAAGATACTTAACGGAACTACACCACCGCCACCAATAGAATGATGCGATAGAAAAGGAGAGCAGACTATGAAGGTACTGATTACCGGAGGAGCTGGATTTATTGGCTCCCATTTAGTTGAGCTATTGCTAGATGACAACCACGATGTCTTGGTTTATGATAACTTTTCCAGTGGCAGTGAAAAGAATCTTCCAGATCCAAAAGACTATAAAGGCAGACTCTGGTCTTACAGGTCATCTATCCTTGACGAAGACCTTCTTAGTTGGGCTATGATGGATTGTGACCAAGTTTATCACCTGGCAGCGGTAGCTGGTGTTAAGGAAGCATTTGATCGGCCACTTCATACTCTAACTACCAATATCAATGGAACTCACAACGTCCTTAAAATAGCAGACAGGTTAAGGAAGAAAGTTCTAGTAGTGTCTTCTTCGGAAGTCTATGGCTATGGCAACGAAGGCTCAGAGCCATTAGAGGAAAAGAATCCCGGTGTTATAGGCAGCCCTATGAGCAGCCTCCGCTGGAACTATGGAGTTAGTAAGTTAGTTGATGAATTTCTTGCCCTTTCTTATCATAAGGAAACGGGGCTTCCGGTAGTAATAGCCAGGCCTTTTAATGTAATTGGCCCGAGGCAGGTAGGAAGGTATGGTATGGTACTGCCGAGGTTTATAGAGCAAGCACTAAGTGGTAAACCACTAACAGTTCATGGCGACGGAAAGCAGACAAGGTCATTTGCCTATGTCAAAGAAGTGGCAAGAATATTTTACGACCTTATGAACTGCAAGGAAGCAATCGGGCAGTCGGTAAACGTGGCAGGCAATAGAGAAATATCCATTACCGACCTTGCCTGGATAGTAAAGGACATAACCAATAGTCAGTCTGAGATTGTATTTGTCCCATACGAAAAAGCTTTTGGAAAAAATTTTGATGATGCCAGGAGAAGGTTTGCCAATACTGATAAATTAAAAGACTTGATAGGTTGGCTGCCTTCTATGGAACTAGAAGATATGGTGGCTAAAACTGTAACCTGGTTTGAAAATAAAAATGATTAGTCTTCTATCTTGCCTTATTACCGCCCTGCTTGTAAGGCTTATTTTAGAAAGCAAGTGGCTGCGCCTGCCCGAGTGCAAACCAGTAAGAGATAGGTGGAACAGTTGTACGGTTTGCACTTGTGGTGGCGTAGTATTTATGTTCTGTTACCTTCCTGCTCTTTTCTTTTCTTCCGGTAGAGGAAGTATGCTAGCTCTAGGTGTAGCCTCCATCGGTATCTGGAGCATGGGCCTCTTAGATGATATTGAAAACATGAGCCCTGCAAAGAAGTTTCTCTGGCAGGTAGTGGCCTCCGTAGGCTTGGTGGCCTTTGGCTGGCGGCTCCTCTGGCTAGATAATTTTGTCCTTGACACTCTGTTAAGCATTTTCTGGATCGTAGGCTTGACCAATGCTTTTAATTTAATGGACAACATGGACGGAGCCTGTACAGGTGTAAGTCTAGTTATCCTGTTGTTTTTAAGTTTCATAATACCTTCTCCGGTAGTATATGCTTTAATCGGTATCTTGTCTGGATTTCTGATCTTTAACTTTCCTCCTGCAAAGTTATTTATGGGCGACTGCGGTGCTTACTTTCTTGGTTTGAATTTAGCTTGCCTTACAATGAACATGGAATTGGGAAAAACTTCAGTACTATTGTTGTTAATACCAATAACAGATACCACATTTGTAACAATACGGAGAGTACTTAAAGGCAAGTCTCCTGCTAGAGGAGGCTTAGATCACATAAGTCACGAGCTATATAAGGTGAAAGGTGTCTATTTTGTTCTCTTGGTCCTCTATAGTGTTTCAATTCTAAGCGGTCTTGTTACACTTTTCATATTGTAATAAAAAAATCGGTTTTTAAAAAATATAGTTTATAATATAATAAACCTTTAGACCTTCCTTTTGTGCCCCTCTTTAGGAGAAAGGACTTTAAAAGATGATTACAAAAGAACAATCGGTAAACCTTTTATGGAATACACTGTCAAGAGAAGCCTACCTTAGAGTAAATAAGAACCTCATAAAAAGTATAGGATTAGAGGCGACGATAATTCTTAGCAGTTTAATTGATAGGGACAAATACTTTTACGAAAACAGGGAAAACTACAACGGCTGGTTTTATTTTACAATGGAAAAGATGGAGGAGTTTACCGGTTTAAAAAGACATAAACAGGATAGAGGAATAAAATTCCTCGAAGAGCAGAGTTACATAGAATCTAAAATACAGGGAATACCATCAAAGAAATACTTTTCATTGAACTATGAAAAAATTGCCATGTTAATGTTAAATAAAGGGCAGAAGCAGTTAAATTCAGACTGGAACAGTGGTTCTAGGCAGATTAGAACCACTGTTCCAGGCAGAGTTGTTCAAAAAAACAAGCAAAAAAGTGAACAATATTATCAGGATGTAGGTGGCGTACAACCTAGGTTGCAGGAGAGCTACAAGCTAAATAATAAGAACATAGCAGAGAATAAGAACAGAGTTATTTCTTCTTTATCTAAAAGATTAGATAAAGAAGAAATGGACGTTTCAAAAAAACGTCCAGCAATATTTTTGCCTGTTTCTAAACGAAGAAAACAAAATTTAAAAATACCAAAACCAAAAATACCCATAGAAGACTTGCTGGATAAAAAATATTTTTCCCTGCTCTGCTATTGGAATCGTCTCGGCAAACCTATAAAGAAGCACCGCGAAAATATAAAGTACAAAGGCACCAGGAAGGCACTGGAATTAATTAGAGCCAAACTAAATAATGGCACTAGTCCGAGAAAAATAAAACTTACAATGGACCGTTACTATAATTTCTTAAAAAATTTTAATTTCAACGGTAAAAATGTTGCAGGTTACAATGTAGGGCTTCAGGACTTTTTCGGCTTCACCGATTTTACCAGGAAGATGGTATTAAAGCACAAGGACGGGAAGGTAAAGGTGTCCTTGCTCGATATGGAGTCCTGGTTCGACGAGTGTAGCAAGAACAGTATAGAAGAACTCCTGGAAAAATTTCCTCTTTTCGAGCCAACCTTAAAAGACAATTATCCTCTACTAACCGAGCATTTAAAAGATTTATATGGTAATATAGTATTAAGAAGGAAAAATCCTTCTTACAGTCAAAAGCAAATAAATCACTTTGTAAGGGCTTCTAGAAAGCTCGTAAAATATAGAGATGATCTTGAAAAGGAATATGCTGCAAGCATATCACTTGCCAGCCTGGCCAAATACCTTATAAAGTCTTTAAAGGCTGCCTTTGAAGACAATGGAATCGTAACAGGGCATCTGTCCAGTGACTATACTTTTAACCAGGTGCTTCCGAATTATTTAGAACAGCAAGCGGTAATGGACTGGGTATCTTCCGGTGTGAGCTTTTCGAAGGAAACCTCTTTCGGTTATTAAAAAGGTAAAAGACAGATGTCTTTTGAATTTACTGAGTTTCTAGTTCAGAACATTCTCTATTACTGTACCTTTGATACGAAGTTTTTAAGAATAGTCAGGCCTCAGGTTGGTCCGGAAGACTTGCCTGGAGAAATGTCACAGGCATTCTTAAAGGTCATTTATAATTTCTATGACACTTCCGTAGGCAAGGAAGCGCCGAAAGAACTTATATTTGACGAGATAAACTACGTAACGGAAAAAGGTATAATTGCCCTTGCTTATAAAGATCACCTTGTAAGGTATGCGGAAAGCTTTAAAGAATTTGGCCCTTATGATAGGGATCAGATTTTAGAAAAGATAGACCCATACGTGCAGAGCAGGAACTATCTTTTAGCTCTTTCCGAGCTTAGGAATTTTGCAAATAAGCGTGATATTGATTCTTGCAGGAAAATAGTTACAGAGCTTCTTAAGGCAAGCACGAATAGTTATGACCTCGGAATGGACTTCTTTTCTGAAGAATCCTTTAAGGAGCGCGGTGAGCGTTACGAGGAAAGGCCGGAGTACCTTATGCCTATCTGCATAGAACCTTTTGACAAGCTTGGCGGGAGGTTTGAAAGGTGCTCCTTAAGCATTATCATGGCACCGGAAAAAGTAGGAAAGACCTGGGCCGGAGTCTTTTGGGGAACTTGGGCCGTTTTCTATGGTCTTAAAGTTTTACACATAACACATGAATCCGGGGTAACTAAGTGGAAGCTTGCCGAAAGATATGAAATGGCTTTTGCAGGTGCAGGTGATTCTTACAAGGAAAGGAAGTGGAAGCATATTACTCCGGTACTGGAAAGGCATAAAGATTATTTTGACATAGGCAAAAAAGAAATAGATGTCTATGGTTTAAAGAACCGTGGAAAAATTTTAAATCATATAAAGGCTGCCCGTGAACGCGGTGGCGATCTTATAATAAAGGAGTATCCGAGGAACTCCTGTACTATGTCCAACTTAGAGCTTTTAATAGATAGGTTGGAGCAGGTAAAGAGCTGGGTTCCTGATGTAATAATTAACGACTACCCGGATATCATGAAGCTTCAAAGCGGTGAATATCGTCATGCAATAGACAATATTTATCAGCAGCATTCTAAGATGTCATCAGAAAGAAACTGTCATGTGATGGTTTTTAGTCAAGTGTCCAAGAAAGCTTATAACAAAAAAAGGATTACTATGGCAGACTTTGCGGAGGATAAAAGGAAAGCTGCCCACTGCGACCTTGCCTTTGCTATATGTCAGACGGAAGACGAAAGAGAGCAAGGGCAGATTAGACTTGTCTGTGTCCTTAGCAGGAATCTGGACACGTTAATAGGAAAGCAGGTTGGTATGGTCCAGGATTTAAGCATAGGGCAGTTCTGTAAAGAGGCTTATGTTTTAAAGAAGTTGGATCCTGGCGAGGAAAGCGAGGAGGAAGAATGATTTCTCCTAGGCGAAAGAAACCCTTAAAGCTTAAGCAGGTAAACAATATCTGGCTTAAGTTAGTCGACCTCGAAGACCGGAAGAGGATCTATAAGCTCCTCGGTTATTGGAATGTAAGGTGGGTAAATAACCAGAGGAAAGCTAATTGGATTTCCATGGTAGGCAAGTCTGGTTTTCTGTTTGCAGGATTTCTTCCATATTTAGAAGAAAGGTTTAGGGTAGAAGTAGAAATAAAAGAAGAGAAAAAACTGCCCTCTGAGCCTTTTTTAACGGGTCAGGATATAAGACTAAGGGACTATCAGGAAAGTGCTATCAGGCAGGCTCTCCGAAAGCGGAGAGGGCAAATATCAATGCCTACCGGTACCGGAAAGACGGTGGTAGCAGCTGGAATATTATCGAGTATGCCAGAGGCTAAAAGTTTGTTTGTAGTTCATACGAAAGACCTTTTAGATCAGACCATAGAGGAGTTTGGTTATCTGCTAGGAAAAAACAATATTGGTTTTGTAGGAGAAGGAAATTCTTTTTGGAGGCAGCGTACCGTTGGCATGATTCAGTCTTTAAGGAATTATAGTTTTAAGACTAACCCTGTAGATATTGTAATTGTAGACGAAGGGCACCACGTACCGGCTCCGACTTACATAAGCCTTTTAAAGAAAATAGATTGCCCCATAAGACTTTCTTTAACCGGTACCACCAGAGAAGATGATAAAGGTTTTGTAAAATCTTTAGGCATACTTGGTCCTGTAATCTATGAGTACACTTACCAGGAAGCCGTAAGGGATGGCTGGTTATCTCAGGCAATTATAAGGATGCTTAAACTTCCTTCCAGGGTCTTTCAGTCTAACAAGTATAGAAAAGTTTATGACGAGCTGATAATAGACAACGAGGAGAGAAATAAGTTTATCGTAGATGAAAGCCTGGCCTTTGCCAGGCAGGGAAAGACTGTCCTCGTTCAAGTAAAAGAAGTAAGGCATGGAAGGATTTTAAAAGAGATGTTTTCTGATGCTGCTGAGTTTATCTACAGCGGAACTACGAGGGAACAGAGATTAACCGTAAAAGAACTTCTTAAAATTAAGCATAAACTTATTGTAATAGCTTCACCTATCTGGGATGAGGGCGTAGATATTCCAGACCTTTCTTCTATTGTTGTTGCTGGGGGAGGAAAATCTCCTATAAAGAGTATTCAGAAAGTTGGTAGAGGACTAAGGAAGACCAAAGAAAAAGACCTGGTCGAGGTGATAGATTTTTACGACAACAGTCACAAGTATTTACGAAGTCATTCTAGAGAAAGGATTAAACACTATGAAAGCAAGGGATGGATTGTAAAAAAGGAGTTTTGATATGGAAATAAGATGCCCCTGCGGTACATTAATTATAGATCCGGTTTCAAATGTTTGCCCGGTATGTGGATATGATCAAATTATGTTTGAGAAAAAATTTGCCTTATTGGATCCTAGTGAAGTTTGTAGCATTGTCAGTGGTTCTTGAGATTGATTACTTAACTCCAGTTTGGAGTTTTTATGCCAAAGATAAAATTTGATATTCTATCTTACCTTAAAAGTCTTAACTACGAGATAGAATTAAAGAGCAGCAATAAGTACGCTTATATAAGATGCCCTGTCTGTGATGGCCCTGGAAACAATCCGCATCTATGGATCAACATAGCAGATAGTAATAGGGTTCATGGATCCTGGGGCTGCTGGAAGTCTAATAGGCACCAGGGATCTTCTACGTCTTTAGTAATGCATCTTGAAAATTTAGACTACAGGGCAGCTAAAGAAAGAATTTTTAATTTTTCTTCTGTAGTTCCCTATAACAGAGAGGAAAAGGAGAAGGAAGATTTAAAATTTAAGGAGATAAAGTTTCCCTTAAATGGCCTTGAAGAGATAAAGGAAGGCAGCCTGGCGATGAAGTATTTAAAGTCAAGAGGCTTTGGTTACAAGGAGGTAATAGACTGGAGCCTTTACTATTCTAAAAATTTAAAATATAATAAATTGATATTTAAGAAAAGGATCATAGTGCCTGTTTACTATCAGGGTGTTATGGTGGCTTTTCAAGGAAGAGATATAACTGGAAGGGACAGGGTAAAGTATTTAAGCAGTCCTCCGGAAGAAGGTTATGCCGCACTTAACAGGACGGTTTACAATATAGATGAGGTTAATCCCAATCTTGCTGTAGTAACCGAAGGAGTTCTAGATGCTTGGGCGGTAGGAAAGGATTGTGGCACTGCCTTATTTGGCAAGAAGATTTATCAAGAGCAGTTGGAATTGTTTTATCAGAAGAAGATTAAGAGGGTAGTAGTGGCTTTAGATGGCTTGGCTTTTAACGAGGCTTTAGATGTGGCTCATAGCTTATCTTTTGTTGTTCCTAGAGTTACCGTTTTAGACTTGCCTGAAGAAGAGGATCCTGCATCGTTGGGTAAAAAAAGATTTTGGGAGCTATTTAATGAAAAGAAAAAAGGTTAGAAAGACGGAAGACTTGCCGGAGATTACTTTAGAAGAGCTAAGGAACTCCTCCGAAAACTGGATGACCGTTAATAAGGCTGCTGCCTACGAAGGTGTTTCCAAGGGGAGGATCTACCAGTGGATTTGGCTTAAGAAAAGGAAGGCGGCAAGTTTTGGTGGGGCAACTTTAGTAGTGCCTTTTCCAAGGAAGAGGAAGAAAAATAGAGTAGGGAGGCCTCGAATTTCAGATATTTCTCCAAATATGGTCGATGGAGTCTAAAAATTTTTCTAATAATATCAGTTCAGTAGCTTAGGGTTCAAAAAAAATCTATAAAAGTCTATAAAAATTGGGGAAAAAATAGAAAAAATGTTTCTTATTGTTGCTGGATTATCAATAAGGAGCTTAAAATTGACAGGATTTTCAGTGTCTCTAGATGTACTGGTGGTGGGCATTTAGATATTAAGTTATTGAAATGTATAGAAGAGTTGGATCTTATTGAAATCACTAGTAAAGTCACCTAAGTGAATGAAGCATTTTACCTGTCTCGTTAAAATTACAACAGGTTCTTTTTATAAGGAAATTAGATAGTTAATTTTTTATTGATAATGAGTACTAATAGTGAGCTACCCTAAAACATTATTCAATCTACAAGGTTTTTTTCCTAGACCTTTATCTGGTAAGCATCTATGGATGGCATTTTTTTGAGGGCAATCGTATCATTTTTTAAAATGGCGATTTTGTAGTTTAATTGAGTAGTTAATTATTTCTAGCAAC